GTTTCCGGCTGCCGTCTGAAAAGCACTCCTATCACCTCTTTTGTTTGTGGTTTTCTTTCCCCTCGCGCTCCCCTTCTCCTAACACACGCCGAATTTCTTGCCACACAAGGCATTTATCACGTACAAGTGCACTAAGGGAACAGTGTAGGAAAAGAGTTCAGAGCGAACATGGAACACTTTCGGAATCATGTTGAGAGAGTGATGCCGGGATGTCTGATACAGTGTAGGAGCAGTTTTGCTACTGTGGGGCTTTTGTGTTATTAGCCTATGTGACCCTGATTGTCCTTTTATCTTGTCCATCGAAAAAAATTCTGTCAGAGCTTATCCTTTGCGGGAGGATCGGAACGATTTCATGGCGAAATGAAAAATCGGAGGGGATTCGATGACCGGATATAAATGTATGTTAAAGGTGATCCTAGCCCAAGAGGGCATTAAACACGGAGAATTCGCTAAGAGGATCAATATTAGCCCTGGAACGCTAAGCGCCATCGTTAATGATAAGCAGCTACCATCGTTCGATGTGGCCTATGCAATCTGTGCGGAACTGAAGAGACCACTTGAGGAGATATGGATAAAAAAAGAGCCTACTCAAAGCGAGTAGGCTTATATCTATTTTACACTTCTGGCTAAATACTCTACTGGTACCCAGCCGCGCTGACCAGTTTTAATTATTTCAATCTTTGCATTGATGAAACCACGATCTACAACAGTAATTGGAGTGCCTTTTGGGGCAAAGACTACTTTACCCTCTAAAATCATTCTTTCTAAAGCCTCTTTATTATTTGCGGTAATGTATTTAAACATTTCCTCATAATTTGTTTTATCTTCCCCTAATGCAACGAAAACATCATCAGCTAATACACCGTTTTCCCCATCCATTAAAGGAGCATTATTTTTTGTTCCTTCCTTTTTAGCAGGCTCCTCTTTCTTTACCTCTGCTTTTTTCGGTTCTTCTTTTTTCTCTTTTGGTTGAGCTACAGCAGGCTTGGCTTCTTGCTTATGAGCTGTCTTTTCTGGCTTCTTTTCTTTTGGCTGCTCTTGCTTTGGTTCCTTCGCTGTTTCCTTTGGCGGCTCTGTCGTCATTCCAAATACAATGAATCCCACAAAAAATACTGCCAAAGCAATAAATGAGCGTTTAAATAGCGTTTTTGTTCCTTCTCTTTTTTTCGCAACCCCCGCAATGCCACGAACCAAATAAACAAGAAAAGCAACCATCGCAATAAGACTAATAACTAAAGCAACGTTGTCCATATTATCCCCCTTCTTTTTTATTCTCTCTGCCTATAATACCACTATTTTCCCTATTTTGTTTCAACAAAAATAAAAAAAGCCCTGCCAGTCGGCAGGGTTATTTTACGCGCAATTTTTGTCCGACATGAATCAAGTTAGGATTGCGAATCCTGTTCAGTTTTTGCAGCGCATCTACTGTTGTATTGTGCTTTGCGGCGATTTGCGAAAGCGTGTCGCCTTTTTGGACGACATATACATCACCAGCACTCATCTTCAACTTCACGCGTTTTTTGAAGTTTTCAAATGCTTGTCCATTTTTGACCCACGGAGCCGGACAATTTTTATGCGTGATGTCGTAGTGCCGTACAATGTCTTTGAGCGGATCCAGTTTGAATTTTTTACATAGCTCCACGAATACATCTTCTGTGCGAGCGATTGTATCGGGATGAAACGTACCATCTTTCTCCACACACATTTCCACACTGATAGACAACAAGTTCGCGTTCGGTTTCAATTCTGGAACGCCGCGGTAAGTACCATCGTTCGCATGGTATGCCACTTCATCGAGAGGAATGATGTTAATTGCTTCGTTTTTATCAACGAAAATATGTGCCGACGCATATCGTTGCGCTTGGATAATGGTGCGATCAAAATATGTGAAATGATTGTCTGCTGATGCGCCTGGATTTGCCGTCCAATGCAAAACGAGTTTTTTCACGTCTTTCAGTTTTAGCCCCGGACGCGAATACTTGTTTACTCGGATGAACTTTTCTGCCCATACACTCATTGTGTATCATCTCCTTTTTGACTTTCACTTTTTAGTTGTGCAAAAACCTTCGAAACTTGCCCGGGAATAGACACACCCAAACGACCGAGATTTTCAATAAAACTGATGCCTTCATTACCGATTAAAAACATAATCATCGTATTGCGCATAAAATCACCGCTCCCAGTCACCACATCCAGTTGGTTTGCTACAATGACAGCCAAGATCATCGCCATCTTTTTCATCAGTCCTCGAAACGCTGTTTTGGATGAAACTTCTTTTGTTCCAATAGCAACCATCAGACCTGAAATGTAGTCCACTGCCATCATGATTCCGAGTGCAATCGCAAGGTGATCCACCCCGCCAATTAAATAGGCGATAGCTGATGCGCTACCGCCTGTGATTGTGGTGTATAGTGTGTTTGTGTTATGCTTCATTGGTTCTCCTCTCTTTCTTTAATCATAAAAAATACGCCTCCCCGGCGTTTATTGCGCAGTATCGTCCTATTACGCTTTAAGTAGTAACTATGGGTATAGGTTCACCCCTTTCACGAGAATAGAAAAAGGATAGAGGATGTAAAATAGCCCCCTATCCTTTGGATAAAAGCGTCATTTTATTTAATTGCTTATCTGTTTCCAATCGCTTGCTGAATTTGTTCCTGTTGCAATGTAAGCTATATTGTTTACAACTGCAATCTGACCTATAAAAGATGGTGCGGAAGAAACACTATTTAATACACCTGCTTGAATAGGCGTCCACGTTCCGGGATTTCCGCCGACAGTACATACCCATTTCAGTATTCCACCATTTGTAGGGCTTATGTTAATAACTTCGTCTCCCTCAAAATTCCAAGGATATTTATTTGCTGATGGAGGTGATGTATCGTAAGAGATACTTCTCCATTTCGTTGCATTACCATCTACCCTTAAAACGAATTCCCTTTTTGTCGATTTTTCATAATAACGACTTCCTGCTTTTGCCCCTACTCTGCCTACAGGCGTACTGTAACATACATCATTTATATAACAGTCTGGCATTGAGCTAGCCGTTTGAACGGGAAATACATTAACATTTGTTTCATTTTGAATGATACTTACATCGTTGAATTTAGAACCGTCTAACAAGAATTTAAAAGCGTAATTCATTTTCGTAGATTCAACATTTTTAACTTTATTGTTTTTTATTAAAACATCGCGAATAATATAAGTTCTAGGGTTTAATGCTACTGCAGCTTCATAAGCACCTCCGTATAAACTAGCGTCATAAAAAGTGTTTTCCGATATTTCGATTTTAGACATGTCACTTTTAGCTTCAACAAAAATACAATACCCAGCCGATTTATTGACTTTATTACCTTTTATTTTCAAATCATTACCGTATCCAATATAAATTATGGAAGTCTTTGTTCTAACATTTGCTAAAGAGTCGGTATACGTAATTTCATTACCTTCAATCGTTAAACCTTTTAATTTATCGTATAGAACTTGTGAGTAGATATCAAAAACATGCCCTCCAATAGGACTAGGATCTAACAATTTAAACTTATTATCTTTTATAGTTATATGCTCAATAACTCCATTGTTACTCGTAATCCAAAACTGAACAGCGTGATAAGTGTCTACCGAAACATTTCTTTCCCAATTAACATTTCTAGTTACTTCTACAACACCATTACTTGTAGCGCTAACAACATGACCTACACGTGTGTATCTGTATATATAATTATCTGTAAACCATTGATTGGAGCCATGCGCCTCAAAAGGTGTGGCGTTTTTAGCTTGATTGTCATTGTAAAAAATATTATTCGTAACAAAACAATTATCCGCACTTAAATATACGCTAGTATGGTCACTTGAATTGTTGTCGATAGCATTGCCTACATTATAAAAAATATTAAACTGTATCCATACCATACTTGACGGATATAAAGGTGATCTGTTGATGCTTATGATTTGATCTCCTGACATATTTAGGAATTTACAAAAAATAATTTTTATATTATTACAGCCGGAGTAAGTTAATAAAGCGGCTCTTTTATGATAAGATCCTAAAGTTAATGGATTTTTTAAATGGTTAGAATCAAAAGTTAGACCTTCAAATGTTACATTTTCTAAAAACTTGTTTGTAGAAAAGAAATTAAAATTTTCACCGACAAAATCTCCTGCTTTTAAAGTAGCACCATACCCAACATAATGTATGTTGGATTTTGGTTCTAAGAAACCGTCATCAAACTTTGACCTTGTTGAAAGAGTATATGTTATAGGAGAAAATACAAGAACACCTCCTCCAAGTGATGATAAATAATCTATCGCTCTCTGTATTCTAGGAGCGTCATCAGTTTCACCGCCAATCTTTGAAAATTGTTCAACGTATACAACGTTTTTGTATAAAATTCCAATTTTATTCGACAAATCCCCCACTTTCCCGCTTGCCCCAAACTCATTATCAATCTTCCTAAAGTTCTCAACGATCTCCTCCCTCTTCACATAATCCGTCCCAACCCAATCATGCAGTCCTAAGTTTGGTGTTCTGTTAGTTGACATATCGATCCCCTACCTTAAAAAAGTTGTCTCAAGTCGAGTCCAGGTGTATGAGGACACTTGATCCCACGTCAGATTTGCTTCGTCTAACTCATCCCACGGCAAGTAACTATACCTCAACTGATAACCAGCGTGGGACGGGAAATACTGATCGAGTTTTTGAAGAATCTCCTGAACATTTCCCGGTTCGCCGCGAACCTCAGTGATTAAAATGTCTGTTAAGAATTCATTGAATTGCTCACTGATCTCACAACCATAGCCAACAAGCTCTCTAATCCGTGCATTGGTAAACGTCTGGCTCGCGAGGATATCCATGATCCGCTTTCTTCGTTTCTCGACCGCTTCGTTGCCTGAGTTCGGATCCCAATAGTCGAGTCCCCATGTCGCCTCATTCACAATGAACTGACGGAAAATATCTTGGATAATGGCTTGCAGCCGAGTAAATTCGGGAGACAATGCCTGGCGCAATGCTTGTACTTGCTTGATTGCATCATAGTATGGTGGCATGTATGATGATAGGTATTTATATATATCACGATCATGCCGGTAAAACTCAAGCGCCGACTTCCCTTGCATTTGTGCCTTAATCCCTTTAAACTTCCATGTTTCCGCGTTGACAATCACTCGGCCGATTCCTTGTGCCGAGAGCCGTACGAATGACCGCTTGATAAAACCTCGAGTTGAGACGGTACCCCTTCCAGTCAGCGATCCCTTTGCTCGCAAAATTATCGTGAATGTTCTTGTATTGAAGGCTCCACTTCCTGCTATGCTTCCTCCTGCTCGTTTTACAGCGATCGCCTTGGCCTGAACCGTCCCTCTGCCTGTTACACTGGCTTGAACGTTGTACAGAGTCATACTTCACACTCCCTAGGCGAGTGTGATTGAAATATCGCCAGCGTTAATTTTCAGCTGGTCGTTCGTGCTGATTGTTTTTGGCGTTGTGACAGCTCCGTAAAAAAGTAGGTTGCCACCGGTCGCGGCGTCTAAAATACCGATATGCGTCACTGTGCCCCAGTTAGCTGTTGCGACTGGGAACAGAATCTCATTGCTGTTTGATACCATCCCATCGTTCGGGGCACCAAACGTGATCTGCTGTCGTTGATACGATCCGCCAGTGACCTCCGTTCCTGTGTTAGCATCCGTCGGATCGCTCGTATATAGCGCTAGATACACAGCTGATGGCGATGTGTATGGCGTATTTCGTAAAACAGCATTGATTAATGCATTTTCGAGATAATTTGAGATAGCGCTCATGCTAATCCCCTCCTACAATAGTGTCACCCGGCCAAGAACGGCGATTTCGTCGTCATTGAGCTGGATGTTGGCAGTACCACCGTTGATTTTTAGGTTTTCATAGTCCAAAACATAACCAGCGTTCAAAATAGCTTCGCCGACCTTGGCGTAGCGAACAGTCTGTTCAAAAAATGCTGCGTTCAGTAAGTAGTCGTTAATCGAGTTTTTAATCTGCTGCAAGGCAGTTTCCATATCCCCCTGCTCGTTCAGTGTAACTTTCACATCGATATCGATGCTGATCTCCCTTGCCCCATCGACTGTAACATCGGCCAACGTCGGTCGTTTAGCCTCGATGTTGTCTTTGACTTTTTCAATCATTTGCGGGCTGGGGGATTTCTTTTGGTCGGTGATCACGACAACACGCACCGTCCCTGGGCCATTCCATCGGCGAAACACTCGAACATAGCCGATGCCGGGTACCTCCTTTGCCCAACGAATATAATCAGCGTCATTCCCGCTTGATGACGGCATCGTGATTCGTTCGAAATAACGAGTCAGTATCGACTCATCACTTTCTTCGTCGATTCCGTTTTCAAACGCCTGCGGGTTTGTCACGCTTTCTACTCCGTCAATTGTGCTGACTAGAACGGTAATAGTACCGGCTGGAACGTTTCCGGCTACTCCTGGCACCTCGGCCTCTGCAGGGACGGACACCGTTCCATTTTCCGTGATCGTCGCATCGCTAGTCGTATAAAAGAAAATCGGGACGCTATCCCCTGTGCTAATCCTTGTATTGGCTGGAATCACTGTACCAGGCTGACCGATGAATACTACCGTACCGCTCGCCTTTTCTGCTGGCTTCGGTTCAATTCCGAGGTCCTTGGCCCTAGCAACGAGTATCTCCCTTGGCGTATCCTTGTTTAAAAACAACCATTGAACCGCTAAATCGAATTGCTGATATGCCTGCTCTAACTCAAGAGCTGAAGGGGCAAGCATATCCCATATAACCGACCCTTGACGTTTATCAAAATCGTCAGGGATCCGAGACAACATTCGCTGCATAATCACCTCAAACGTCTGATCCTCAAACATTCACGCTCACCCCCTCCAGCGTCTTGCCGTTAGTCAAAGTGACGGTAAAGGTGACTTGCAGTCGATCGCCCTTGCGCTCAATGAAAAAATTTGACGCACTTTCGATCCGGTCATCATATTCAATCGCTTCTTTGATTAGTCGAGGGACTTCTTCCTCTAGGAGCTCGCTAGAGACGTTCTTGCCGATGATATCTTCTATTTCGCAGCCATACTCATCGTCATAAATAAAAAAGCGCGAGCGAGCTGTCATAATTGCCTTTTGAATAAATTGCAAAACGGCCTCATCATCGTCGATGGTCCCGCCCAATTCGCCTCTTTCAAAATCGATGCGATACGTCTTCGACGGGCCGATCACCACGGTTTCCGTTGCGTTATCGGCATTCAGCTCGTCAAGGTTGACCGGAGCAAGCGTCATTCAAACATCACCGCCCGATCAATGATATAAAACACTTGGTCACGGTCGCTGGCTACGATGACGCGATCACCGACTTTCAGTTCATCTTGGTATTCCAGCTCTACTGTTGTACCGCCATTGATTCTGACTTGCCGCTTATGTTTTGTTACGTGCTGAGCGATAATAACATCGTCTTTGTCCAGTTCGATTTTCATGTTGTCGACTTGGATTTTGATATTAGGAGGTGGCGACGTCACCGTGGCCAGCTCAATGGATATGTCCTTGTTATAGCCATGTTGCCGCATCAGATTAATAAGCCGAACAGCACCGTTCCCCTCCATGACTCATACCTCCTCATAGGCCACCTCTGCTAAATTAGGGCTGCTGCTAATGGTTAACGACATCGTGTGCACCCCGTTTTCGTAATGATGGGTGTCCGAATTGACGTAATAGGTGCCGTTAATGCCGGTCATCTTGTTATATACTTGGATCACGGAGCCGGACGTGATTTCATTGATCCCCAATGATTCGAGGCTCATGTCTGTTGCGACTTTGCCCATCTCTTTTAGCAACTGATTAGCTAATTTTTGCAGCTGCGCTTTGTTCAGTTTCTCATCGGCACGTTCGACGTGCTGCATAACGCCATATTGCTTTACCAAGCTGTTATTTTGGACTGTAACGGTCACCGGTTTTTTATCTGTGCCACCGATCACCTTTACTTTTGTCTTAGTTTCCTCAATACTTTCATTAACGCTAAGAGATAATAAGTTTCTCCCGCTCTCAATAATCAGTTTGGCGCTTGGCACTTTCATTTCTGTGAGCGTAAATTTCCCGAGATGATTGGAAATAAAAAAACGCCTACCTGTATGCTTTCGGGTCGTCGTTAACGCTGTAAATAGCATTTCTGCTAATGGTTTTCGCGAAAAATATGCTTCGGGATTACATATCCGGTATCGGCAATGGTGCCGACAGGGATTTTATAAAGGC